GTGAACTCGCGAAGGAATAGATACGCATTGGATTTGACTAGGGAGCTATCGAACTTACCCACGCTCTGCAGCGAGGTAAGGAGACTTACAATCTCGGTGTACGCAGTAAGTAGCCCAACACCCAAACAGGGGTGTCAGCCTAACCAGCTGTTTAACTAGGGTAGTTACCTAGAGGGCGCATGGGGATGCGCCTAGCTGTCTACGCGAAACCTAAGATAAGGCCTGATACGTTGAATTCCAAGAAGCAGCCTCAAGTGGCATCTTTCACTCCTGGAGTCAGAGCGCCGGCACACTGTGTCGTATGCGTGGGCGGTGACGAGCCGTCGAGTAAAGGAACAAGAACTAAAGTTCCTGCACTTAAGACATAAGGGCGGTTAGAGTAGGATGGAGAGAGGTATCGAAGCAAAGTCACTAGTGACCTAAGCTTTGATAAGGCATCCGGTGCCTGTACACAGCCTGTCCCCCGCGAAAGCGGAAAGGAAGGTTCCGTGTTTTCCTATTAACGTACTTACATGCTTATTTTCATAAACAATGTGTTCCATGTTAATAGCTCTCTGAGCTATAGTCCATACCTTTTAAACCAAGGTCTTGTAAGACCTCGATTCTTTTCTGACACCACTCGAGACGAGGAAGTCTACGAAGTGGGAGGTCAGGGTATTACTATCTCCGATGTTCGCGGTATGAATCCGCTTGATCGCACTATCGCCCACTGGGCTCTCCTCGTAGATTGGGATCTACAGAGGCAGAGACCCTACGTGATTGTGGATCCTTATGATCCGGAGGGTTTGCTCTATCTCTCGCGAAGTGAATACCTCGCTCAAGTTAAAGTTTGTGCCTCCAACGATATGCTAGTTCTCGTAGTCGCGAGACCTGGGTCAAAAGCCCAGACCCCCGCCTCTTCCAAAATTCCCCCCCTCAACAAAACTGCCGAGGAGGACGAGAGATTTGATTCTCGAGTCTATTTCTCTAAGAGAGGAAATCGACTGACATGGAGAGAGTTCCTTAAGCTCCGTGCCTTTGTGGCCCGAAACGTTAAGACGGAGGACGGAATGGTTACCGCGTCTTCTTCTACGATGGCTCGGATTACCCTCATGTGGAGCAGACAACTGCTTCACTACGTGGGAGTGTCTACACCGGAGCGCCGGCTTCAAGGTATGGAACCTTTTGCCAAGCTTCTCGCTAATGTAGTTGCCAGTAATGGCATCGGCTTTTGCTCTAAAAGACTCAAAGTCGCCCTATTCGCTGTGTATTCATATCTGTCAGGGAATCCCCTACAGTCTACTGATGCACTAGGTCATCGGATTCGACTGAGCCACGGTCTGCCTACAATGATTCCCGCCACGTATAGAAATCTGATACGTGAGAATAATCTTGATTGGATAAGAGTATGGATATCCGTTTTAAATATTTACCGGTCTTTTAAGGTGGAAACACCTGATCCGGAAACGGCATACGTTACCATCAGAAAACCTCACCCAGATCTATCTCGTGAGCCACTTTTCGAACGTTGGCAATACTTCTGTAAGGAAATCTTTCCCCAGATATTGGCCACACAGACCAAAGCTGGTAAAGTCCCGCTATACAGATATACCTCGAATATGGGCCTCATAGTCCGGTCCGCAGCAGTTAACCTTCGTGGAACAAGTAGTCTCCTAGGTCTTAACCTGGACGCGAAAGCGTGGGCAAGCCAGTCAGAGAATCTACCCATGAAGTGGTTCCAGTTGCACGGTGATACGTCTCTCAGTCTCTTTATGGAGAAAATCTCCACAGAGAATCACTGGGGTAAGATGTCCACTGAGGACTATCCTCTCGACCAGCCGCAGACGAGCACAAGTTGCTCTAATGCAGAACTAAGAGAGCGTATAGAATCCGATTACTGGAAAACACCTGAAGGAACTGATAAGACCCGCTTGATGAAATGTCAAGCGTCAGCCGGAGCTGCTGGATCTCTTGTTGGCCATGCTTTCGATGCTCGAAAGTTAGCTTGGGAATCAAAGTCCTGGGCTCCACAAGACCTCCTAACCGGCCGACTATTCAACTTTGACGCTCCCGGAGGTAAACTCCGGACAGTTGCCATATGTGATTATTGGAGTCAAGTCGCTATGAAGAGCGTGCACGACCACTTATTCGCTATCCTGAAAGAGCTACATCTTAACGATGCTACGTTCGATCAGAACGGATTTGTGGATCGATACCATGCAATGGGCTATAAGCCACATTGGTCTTTCGACCTCTCTGCAGCGACAGATTCCATTCCTCTAGGCCTCTATGTAGAATGCCTAACTCCCTTCCTAAGACAGGAAGGTGAGACATATGATGATGCTCGTAATAGAGCCGAACTGTGGTCAAAGATCATGACGTGCCGTGAATTCGGAGTCCCTGAACCCAAGAAGGGGCAGATTGGCTTCACCGGTTCACGAAAATACCCGCGCATCCAGTATAATACTGGACAGCCAATGGGGGCTTACTCGTCTTGGGCGAGCATGGCCTTAGTACACCACGCATTGGTACAATTCGCAGCCTGGATCAATGAGATGCCAGGTGCGGTAGAGGGTAAAGGCCCTCGCCAGAACAAAGCGGAATGGTTCGAATCTTACGGAGTGCTCGGGGACGACGTAGATATCGCAAAATGCGAAACTACGGCAAACAACTTTCAAGTTGCTTGTGCCGCCTTTGGAATCAAAATAGGTCTGGCTAAGTCTCTTCGAAGTAAAGGAAACTTCTTCGAATTCGCCAATCAACGGTTTGCCGAGGAGGGAAACATCTCACCTCTGTCCTTTATGGAAGAACTAACAAGTTCAACATCTTGGAACAGGAGGGTAGAGTATGCGAACCGAATCACAACCCGGTTTGGCCGAACAAGCAATGAGCTCAATCTCGTAAGATTGGTATGTACTGCACGTCAGTGGACTCTTCTAATACCTGAATTAACAGGGTACCGCCCAAGGATAATCATGCGTCTTTTGAAATTCATTCTACTGAACCCTTTGAAGAGTGCTTGGCACTCGACATCGGTGATCAATATAGAAGCTATCAAAGAATGGATAGGTAACCTCAAAGAGGTGGTCCTATCTGTAGCTTCGTCAAAATCGGCATGGGTTACTTTGGAAATGCGGTTAGCTGAAGAGTTAGCCACTTTAGTGAAGACTGAAACTAAGCGTTTGGTCGAGCGTATCCCTACGTCTCACACCCGGTACGCGTATGACCCGGAAATGGAAAATTTCCTGGCACGCGTGGGTGAGAAGCATAGAGCTAATATGCCCTTTCTCCAGCCTCGCCTGCGGTCCGTGGGTCCAAGTACTAAGTACTCGTGGACTTACATAGAGTTCTCGATTAATAAATTTAACGAGGATCTACGCAAACGGATCCGTCAGTTCGAGATGAATAACTGGAGAATGTTAGCCTTGAAACCCTATCTGGTGCATTCTGCCCCTGATGGTTCGGAAGAATTTAATAAGACCTTGTCTCTCCACAGTAGCGTCGCCCATTGGGCTAAGCTCTGGTTAGATTTAGGCAACTTCCCAAAACCTATCGTTATTAATAACGATAACCTGTCCGCATGCTTGCGGCCAGAGTTAACTCAGGTTGAGCAAGAAGAGCACGCAGAGACCCTACTCAAGGTTATATTACCTCTCGTAGCAGAGCATCTTGGCCACCAAGTCGCCGGTGTTCCGTACTACCCCTTAAAAGGGGCCAAAGGGGGAGCTTGGTATCTCCTGATGAAGAGAGCCTTGTCTCGATTCACCAAAGCCTGTAAGGCAGCCGCTTCCAATCCGAATCCATTCGGATTGAGAACACGTAAGGACGACGGGTCATATTATTATTTATGCCCAGCACTTCACCTTCAACATGGGGTGAATGCGGTTGAACTCCATAGAAAGAAGGAGACAATCCCATCTAACAATTGGGAACGGATCCTGAAAGAAATGGGCGATGCCGCATCATAAACTGGATGCAGACACCGCTTACGCCGCTAACGTTAGACGTAAACTAACGAGAAGCCGGTCCACATCATCTCGTAGCAATACGACCAAGTGGAAGTTGTAGGACTTAAACCTACCGCCTTGTTGTGGCGACAACCAACTGGGTACATAATTGTGTTTGACGATGTGTCGGGCCTTGGAGGAGTGATCCTCCAGGTGCCCCCCCACTCATAG